GTGAGCCTCAAGGACAAGGTCGTGAAGGCGCTCGCCATCCGGTGGGCGCGTGGCAAGGTGAAGGATCTCCGAGGCAAGGAGAAGGAGACGACGATGGGCAAGGTGTTGCAGTTCCTCGACGGGTGGAAACTCGTCATCGGCGTGGTCGGCCTGTTCGGCGTGAACGTGTGGGACGCCTACCACAACGGGCACGCGGGGCAAATCGTCGGCTCGATCCTCGTGACCCTCGGGTGGCTCCCGCCGGGCGAGTGGACTGGCGAGGCCATGACGAAGGCGGCTCTCGCGGGCGTGGCCCTGTGGGGGTTCTTCTCGAAGCTGTACAAGGCGCAGGCCCAAGTCCGTGCGGGTTCGAGCATCTCGGGGGCGCTCTCCACCGAGGGGTACGTCTCGAAGTACGTCTCGGACGCGATGGCCGGCAAGCCGGTCGTCCCGGTCGCCCGCGTCGAGAACGACGTGAAGTGAGCGGAGAGGAACGGTGGAGGGGGCCGGTTGCGCTTGGCCCCCTCCTCGTGCCCTTGGAGTCGCTGACGCTCGACCCCGAGAACGCACGACGGCACCCACGCGCAAACATCGAGGCCATCAAGTCGTCCCTCCTTGCGTTCGGCCAGCGGAAGCCGGTCGTCTACGGGGCGGGCGGCATGGTGATCGCAGGGAACGGCACGGTCGAAGCGGCCCGCGAGTTGGGGTGGACCTCGCTCGCTGCCGTTGACTCGTCCGACCTCTCGGCCGACGAGGCCCGCGCCTACGGCCTCGCGGACAACCAGACGACGGACCTCTCCGAGTGGGAGGCGCAGAAATTGCGCGACGCCCTGAGCAAACTCCCCGAGGCGGCACGCGCCTCGACCGGGTTCTCGGTGGACGCCATCGCGGCCCTCTCGAAGATGACCCTTCCCCTGCCTCCGTCCACGCCGCGTGGACAAGAGGGCAAGGTGGACACGGGCGGGAGCCGGGGCATCCTCGTCACGACGGAGCAAGGCGAGGTGATCGACCGGGCCGTCGAGAAGCTGCGGGCGCAGGAGGGCGACCCCGCCATGACCGTCGGGCGGGCGCTCGAACTCCTCTGCGCGGAGTACCTCAGTTGAAGACCACACGGAAGGTCTGCCCGCAATGCGGGTTGCGGACTGTCAACGTCCGGCGCTCGCGGCCCGCAAAAGTCGGGAGGGTTCGCGTCCACGAGTGCCTCGACTGCCTGCACCGATGGACGACCGTCGAGATGTCGGCGAAGTTCATCGTCGAGCGCCTCCTGCGAGACGACCACGAGGCCCTCCGCGACCTCATGCGAGTGGTGTGCTGATGGAAGACGCCCGCCTCATGGGGGGCGCGGAACAGCGCCTCGTCATGGCAGAACGGAAGGCGAACGTCGCCGCCGCCGTGGCGAAGGGCCTGACCCTGCGCCAAGCGGCCGAGGCGTGCGGGATCACGTTCGGGCAGGCGAAGGCGGCATACCGGGCGGTGATCCGCGAGTTCGAGGCGTCCTACCTCAAGGACGCCAAGCGGCACCGGGCGCGGCTCATCTACCACAACCGCCAGACGCAAGCCGAGTTGTGGAGGGCCTACGAGAAGGTCCGCGAGCAGGGTACGATCTCGCGGAAGGGCCGAGTCACGATCACGGGCACGCCCGCGAGCGAGGCCGAGGTGACTCAGTCCACGGACCCCGGAGCCGAGGCGAAGTTCCTCCTCGGCATCCTCAAGGCGCAGGAGCAGGAGGCCAAGCTTCTCGGCCTCGACAAGGCCGAGGAGGAGGCGAAGGCCGGCGACATCAACATCCGGCAGGGCATCGTGGTTATGAACAACGCGAAGTTGGGACCGTCCGAGTGGGTGCGCTCGCTCCCGCGTGCGTTCGCCGAACAGGGTAAGGGCATCGTCGAGGTGCCCGCTTCCGAGGCCCCTGTACCCGATTCGGGAACGGACGAACCCAAGGAGGGAACGGAGTGAGCGACTCCGTCCCTGCGGGGTGGGAGTGGAACGGCACCGAGGGCATCCGTTCGGTGCGCCGGCTGGCCGAGTTCATCTATTCGACCTACGATGGCCTTCAGATCCCGGCGGTGGCCGTGTGCCCCGGCCACTCCTCGCCGTGGGCCGCGTTCCTCGACGCCTACTACGCCGTGACGCCCATCGTCGTGTGGAAGGCGAGCCGGGGGTTCGGCGGCAAGTCGTTCCTCCTCTCGCTCCTCGGGGACGTGACGGCCCTCACGATGAACGCCGAGGTGAACCTCCTCGGAGGATCAGGGCAGCAATCGAAGCGTGTCCTCGAAGCGATCTCGACCCTGCACACGAAACAGAACTACCCCCGCTACAGGATCACGGACGAGCAGACCCACATCACACGGTTCCAAGGCGGGGCCTCGCTTCAGGCCCTCATGGCCTCGCAGACCTCCGTGCGCGGGCCTCACCCGCAGCGCCTCCTCCTCGACGAGGTGGACGAGATGGACCTCGACATCTTCGACGCCTCGATGGGGCAACCGATGTCGAAGGGCGCGTGCCTCGCGGGCGTGACCGCCTCCTCGACGCATCAGCACGCCGACGGCACCATGACCGAGATCCTGCGCCGCGCAGCCACGCGGGGGTGGAAGGTCCACGAGTGGTGCTACCGGGAGACGATGCGGACGGCCGACAACCCGTTCGGGTGGCTGGAGGAGGAGGAGGTCGAGCGGAAGAAGTTGGTGATCCCCAACTCGATGTGGAACGCGGAGTACGAGGGGCAGGAGCCGAACCCCGAGGGCCGCGCCTTTATGACCGAGTGGGTGGACAAGACCTTCGACCCCGCCCTCGGCGAGATCGACGTGCAGGAGGGGCGCTACTACGAGTTCGAGCCGCCCGTGGCCGAGGCCCGCTACGCGACCGGGGCGGATTGGGCGCGGAAGATCGACCGGACCATCATCGTCACCTTGCGGACGGACGTGAAGCCGGCCCGCCTCGTGGCCTTCGAGGCTCTCAGAAGGCGCGAGTGGCCGCAGATGATCGCGCAGTTCGAGAAGCGCCTGCGCCGCTACCCCGGCAAGGCCGCGCACGACGGCACGGGGATCGGCGACGTGGTTGCTGGCATAATGAAGGGGGTCAGGGCCGAAGCGGTTGTCCTCGTGGGGCGCGACCGCGCCGACATCCTGACCGAGTACGTTTCAGGGATCGAGCGGGGAGACGTGATCGCGCCGAGGATCAACCTCATGTACGGGGAACACCGATACGCCTCGGTGGACGACCTCTACAAGGGCGGCGGCGACTCACACCTTCCCGACACGGTGTGCGCGATGGCGATGGCGTACAAGGTCGGGTGTAAGCGTCGGGGCCTCGCGTGGGGCACGGCCTAGAGGAGCGAACGATGGGATTCGGGGATCGACTCAAGCGGGCCATTCAGATCGTCGTCGGAGGTCACTCCGTCGGACGCACCGTCGTCAAGGGCGCGACGATCAACTCCGGTGCCTACCGCCCGAAGCAAGGCGAGGAGTGGCTTCACGCCTACAACACCATGCCGTGGCTTCGCGCCAACGTGGCGAAGATCGCGGGCGGCGTCGCAGGACTGGAGTGGGGGATCACCCGGACGATGGACGACAACGGGATGACCGTCAAGCGTCCCGACCTCCAGCGTGGCGGGTACGAGTACCGCAAGAAGGTCTTGGCCGCGATGGAGGACGAGGAGAAGGCCGAGGCCACCTTCGACCACCCGTTCCTGACCCTCCTGAAGAACCCGTGCCCGGCGCTCCCCGGCAAGGCGGCGCTGATCCTCGCGCAAGTCTACTACGAGGTCGTCGGCGAGGTGTTCTTCGTCGTGGATCGTGGGAGCCGTGACGAGTGGCTCCTGAAGTCGAAGGTCGGACGCCCGCTCCCCACCGCCCTGTGGCCGATCCCCCCGACGTGGGTGAAGCGTGTCCCGACCCCCGACCAACCCACCTTCGAGATCAGGCAGTCGGGCCTTCAGATGAACGACATCCCGCTGACCGAGGTCTTGTGGCTGAAGAACCCCGACCCGGTGAACCCCTACGCCCGAGGCGTGGGCCTGTTCAACTCCCTCACGGACGAACTGGACTCCGACGAGAACGCGGCCAAGATGATCGCCTACTCGTTCTACAACCGGAACCGCCCGGACGTTCTCGTGAGCCTGCCGGGCGCGGACGAGGTCGAACTCCGGGCCTTCCGAAACGATTGGGTGTCCAGCCTCCAAGGAGTCACCAACGCCCTGAAGAACCACTTCGTCAACGTCGAGGCGAAGGTCGAGCAACTCGGGTACGACTTCCGCGAGATGCAAGTCATCGACCTCCGCAGGCACACGCGGGACACCATCCGCCAAGTGCCGGGAATGCCCCCCGAGATCCTCGGCATCCAAGACCAGTCGAACCGGGCCACCATCGACGCGGCCGAGTACATCTTCGCAAAGCACGTCATCGTGCCCCGCGCCGAGATTTGGCGCGACTTCTGGCAGACCCAAGTGGTCGTCGAGTACGACGACCGCGCCATCCTCGACTACGTCACCCCGGTGCAGGAGGACAAGAACTTCACCCTCAACATCGTGACGGGGCGACCCGAGGTGGTGAAGGTGAACGAGATCCGCAAGCTTGGGGGCCTGCCGGCGCTGACGGACGAGGAGGGCGGGAACCTCTTCTTCGTGAACGGCTCCTTCGTCCCGACCCTCGTGCCGCCCGCCGCCGGCCCGCCGATGCCGGGCGCGGAGGCCGGCGCGGGCGTGGGCCTCTCCATCCCCGGCTTCGAGGGCGGGATCAACGTCCCCGGAGCGGCTCAGATGCACCTTTCCGTGCCGGGCGCTGCCGGATCGGCCGCAAGCGGCCTCCCTGCCACCGTGGGCGCTCCGCAGGGGCCTCCGGGCAGTCCGCCCCCTACCCCTCCCGCCGGAGGGCCGGGAGCGCCTCCTGCGCCGCCTGCGCCCGACGGGAATGGCCCCGGCTACACCCTCGCCGGAAGGCCGCAACCCCCCGAGGACGAGGAGAAGCTGAAGACCGCCTCGTGGATCGTCAAGATCCACAATCCGCACGTCGTAGACGAGGGGGACGGAACCTTCAAGGTGATCGACTCGGACGGGAAGGTCTACGGGACGCACGACTCGGAGGCCGACGCCGAGGCCCAAGTCGCGGCCCTCTACGCCGCCAAGAAGCGCGGCAAGAGCAAGGGGGTGGCCGTCCGTACTGCGGCGCGGAACTTTCGCCCTCGCACTCTCGCAGCGGCCGAGGTAACGCCCGACGAAGCCATCCTCATCTCGAAGTGGTTCGCCGCGAACGACTACGAGGTGAACCCTTCCGCGATCCTGAAGACGGCCCCCATTCCGCTCACCGATGACCGGGCGACCGAGTGGCTGCGGCGCTCGATGGCCTACCTCGCGGGCACCCCCACGAAGTCGTGGGATGCCATGTTCGGGCCGTGGACTCAGCACGACACGGACCTCGTGGACACCATCCTGAAGGGCGACTATGAGGGGCACCCCTTCCGAGGCAACCAATGGACCGGGGGAGTGGGTGGCGGCGAAGACGACGTGGAGGAGAGCGTGGCCCCGTGGGCGCTCACGGACTCGCGCCTGCACGATGTCGAGCGCAGCCTGAACCGGCTCGACACCGTGTCCCGCGTCTACGGTGAGAAGCCGTTGACGAAGTTCCGCCTCTCGCAGTTCCTCACCCTCCCCGAGAACCACCGAATCGCCCTCGGCCCGCGCCAATGGGACGGGGTGCGGAAGGACGCCGAACGCATCCTCGGCATCCTCGACAAGGTCGGCCTCGACAAGGAGAAGTGGCTCGACGAGTTTGCGAAGGAGCGAGGGAAGGGGCGGTATGGCGAGGGGTACGTCCTCGACACCCTCGAAGGCATGGGCAAGATCGAGGACATCCGCGCCGGCTTGGAGCAGATCATCGCCGTGGCGAAGGATGCCCGAGGCGCGAGTGCTGAAAGGGCGAAGGAGTCCCGCGAGTCCGCGAAGGCGCAGGACAACGAGATGCGGACGAAGCTGCCCGGCCTGAGCGAGATCGAGGTCCACTCCTCTGTGGATGCCGCGAAGGCGTCCCTCGGGAAGACGTACTATCCCGACCAAGACGGACCCCGTGGGGAGGGGAGCGACCACACGGGAGGGCCGGAGGTGAACTTCAAGGGCATGGACCCCGTGATCGCCTCCTTCGTGGCCGACGAAGCCTTGACCTTCAAACAGGAGTTCCCCGAGGCTTATGACGCCCTCGGATACCTCGGGATGGGAACGGTCGAGGACCGAGTCAAGCCGGGCACGATGGCCCACTTCCGGTCGGGCCATGTCACCACCGTGGGGTTCGACCTGAAGCGTGGCGAGCGCCTGATGATGAGCGGGCGTGCGGTCTACAGTCGCAGCGGCGGCGTGAGACAGCTTGGAGAGGGCGAGTCCGTCGTGCTGAAGTACGGGGTCGCCCTGAATGGCACCCTGTTCTCGTCCGCCGCCGAGGCGTACCGGGCGCACGGCGTCGAGTCCGCGTCCGACTTCCACGACGGCATGAAGGACATCCGCTCGACCGTGCGCCACGAGTTCGCGCACCACATCGACCGGCTGGCGAAGGACACGGGCTACCACGGGATCGAGGCGTGGAAGCAGAAGTGGGCCGGGCGCTCCCGCGAGATCAGCGGGTACGCCACGGAGAACCTCAAGGAGTTGCTTGCCGAGTCCTACTCCGCGATGCGGTACGGGGACGACACCCGCCGCAACCATCCGGCCGTGAGGGAACTGGAGGATGTGATGAAGGACTTCCGTGCGTTCTACCGGGCCAAGAGGGGGAGCCGCTGATGCGCCCGCTCACCGCCCCCCTGTGCGCGTTCTGCCAGTACAAGGCCCGCGACACGATGACGTGCGAGGCTTTCCCGCAGGGCATCCCCGCGCCCATCGTCTACTCCATCGAGGACCACCGAGAGCCGTACCCCGGAGACAACGGTATCCAGTTCTTCCCCGACGTGCGCCGGCCTGCGATGACGCTCGACCCCGTGGCCTTCGTCGAGGGAGTCCTCGAACGCTCAGGCATCACGAAGGAGGAGGCCCTCGCGGGGATCGCCCTCACCGAAGACGGAGAGCCTCCCACGAAGGGCGGGCCGGGCGGCGTAACGAAGGGCGACTTCGAGGGCCATCCTTTTCGCGGCAACCAATGGACCCAAGGCGAGGGCGGCGGGAAGGAGGACGACGAGGGCGACGTGAAGCTGCCCGCCGACGAGAAGTTCGACGAGTCCTCCACGCTGATCTCCGACGTGGACGAGGCGCACGTTCAGGCCACCATCCGAGACAACGACAAGACGGCGTCGAGCCTGCACGACCTCAAGGGCAAGCAATTCGACATGACCGAGGAGCAACGCAACGCCGCCATCGACAAGGTGGCGCGGATGTACAAGGAGAAGATCGACACGCTTCAGAAGATGGGCGTGGCGATTGACGCGAGGAAACTGTCCTGCTACGACCTCGACGGGCGGATCACCGCCATGCAGGCGGCGGCGGACATCCACTCCGCTCTCCTCGCCGCGCCCGCCGCCACGAGGGAGATGGTCGAGAAGGTCGGCCTGAACTTCGAGCTACGACCCCCCGGAAAGGGCGACACCATCGAGGCGGGGGGCAAGACGTTCTCCGCTGGCGGGTATGCTTTCGGGCGCGGCTCGAAGGAGGGCGGCTTCGACATCGTGCTGATCTCGCACGAAGTGAAGATGACCGATCCCGCCAACCCCGACGGCTTGGTCGATGTCCCCGGACGTATCGGATCGGCGCTGATCGACCACGAGGTGGGACACATCTCCGACTTCGTGCAGGATCGTGTGGCCGACATCAAGTTCGGCCGCTCGCACAC